GATGAGGTGTTAAGAAGACACGATGCAGAATTAGGAATTTGTTGGGACACATTAGATTGGTATTGTAAGGAACATAACTTAAAAAAAAGTAAAGATGAGCAATAAAATAGAATTATATGAAACCGACTATGTGTTGGTAGATAAAAATTACAAACCGATAGATAGTTTAGATATTTGTTTTGCTGAGGAGTCAGTTTATTGGGAGTTTATGGAAAGTACTGCCTATACTGACAAGGAAATAGAAAACAAAATGGAGATTCTTAAAGAAAAGGGAGAAGTGTTTTATGATGTTGATGACGCCGTGTGTGATTGGAAGTTTGTTAGCATGACCAAGTTACCTAAAAAACTACAAGAACGTTACTTAAAATTTTACAATGATACAAGGAGTACACTTTGAAGGTGGAGTAGTAAAATGTTGCAAGAAATGTAACACACCAAACCTAAAATTTAATAAATATTGTAAGGTTTGTGGATATGAGTTAAATAAAACAAAACGTTAAATTTTTGACATTATACGAAAAATAATACTAAATTTCTTAAAAAAACCATTATGAATACTAGTAAAATATATAAATATCAAAGAACTTATGGCATTGATAAGTATCAAGAATTGATAAATACAGGAAAAGCATGGCAAATTTTAGGAGAGACTGCTAAAATATGTTTTAAACATATAAAAGATGGCACTTGTATCCTACCAACAACACCTCATAAAACATATTGGGGACAATATATACCATCAAGATATGAGGTTTTGCCAAACACACCAGGATCGTATGAGTACGTTAAAAACTTTTATGAAGATGATTATAATCATACAAGACTGTTAGGTTTTGCTATTCAAAATGCTTCAAGAAAACACAAACTTGTATGGCAAGAACAGTTGTAAAAAGAAATTCTTATTTCCTGGATGATGGAGTAAGAGTTATAGAAAGAAAATACTCTTGTGGTTTAAAAACAAGAGAGATAGACAACACCAAAATAGATTGGTATAAAAACTTAATTAAAACTAAACAAAATGCAAACAAAAAAACTGATCACACTAATTAAAAACATTACAGGAGTAGAGCCATTTAATAAATCAAGAAAGACACCAAACGTATTTGCAAGAGCAATATTTTATAAAATATTATATGATAGATTTAAAACTTCAAAAGTGGACATCTCCAGGAAAGTAAATAAACACCATGCAACAATACTTCATACACTAAATCATTTTGACGTATGGGTAAAACAAAATAAAAAATTAAAATCCTGGTATGATAGTATCATATTAGTTTTAGATGAGGAAGATGTAGAATTTTTAGATGTAGATAATATTTATCAAAAATTTATATATTTGCGAGAGGAAAACGAATTATTAAAAACTAAAATTAAAAACTTAAAATTAAAACTGAATGAAAAAGGAAACGATAAAGAGTCTGTTTGAAGACATATATGGCAAGATGGAAAGTGGAGTCTTGCTTAACAACAACAATCCGTTTAGCAAAGAAACGTTAAGAACTTATAAGGCTACGCACAGCGTACTTAAAAAATTCAAGAAAGATTTATTGATTGACGAGATAGACGAAGGTCTATATACAGAAAGAAAAGAAAGAGTTAAGTGCAGATCTAATTTAAAATCTTTTGTAAACTCATACATTGATCACTTAATTAAATTAGGTTATCACCCCAACACAAGAAAAAACCATATAAAACATATAAAGTCTATACTTAACAAGGCATCAGAAGAATATGGATATAGTATACATAAATTAAAAAACACACAAGCCTTAGAAACTGAGGTAACAGCAATGACTCCAGGAGAAGTAGAACACCTACACAAAAATAAACCAGGAGAAAAACATTTAAGAACATGGTACTACGCAAGACTAATGCTTTACTCTTGTATGAGAATTGGAGACATGAATAAATTTAAAATATCAAAAGACCAGGACTACGTAAATATAATTACTAGCAAAGGATCATCTCTTGCAAGAATATTTTTACCAGGAGATGTAAAGGAATTTATTTTAAATGATAATTTAGAATATAACTCAGCAGTCTTTACAAGAGATTTAAAAGAACTATTAAAATCTTATGATATTTTCAATAAAACAAAGACTAGGTATAAATTTGACAAGGATGGTAACTCTTATGCTGTTAAAGAATTTCTTTGGCAAATATATACACCACACAAATTAAGAAGTAGTGGTATATCTTGGTATTTAAGTAAAGGATTGCCTGAATACCAGGTAAAAAAGATTTCTGGACATTCAGCAAATAGCCGTGCATTTTATAGATATGTTGCCCATGCTGACACAGAAGGAATTGAAAATCAAAAAAATATTATTAATGAATGTTGATAGTTTGTTAATAAAAAGACACATATAATAAAATTTAATTTTATTTTTGTGTTAGTCTAAAGCCATAACCGACACTACATAGTAGAAGTTATGGTTAGAATTGACTACGAGACGAGAGAGATAATTTACAAGAGAAAGAGGTATCCTCTTAGACCTTACAAATTATATCTATTAAAACATTTTGAAAAATTATGTTTTAAACATCGTGTCAAGTCATGGATTTTTGACTGGGAAACTATTTTTTTTCACAGTCGGAAATGGTTTATAATTTATTTTTATTTAAACGAGTTAAAATATGAAACTGAAAAGGAAACTAAAAAAAACAAAAATAGCAGGAGGTAGAGAAATAGTCCCCTGGGTTGAAAGGTTAAATTACTTCAACGATTATCACAGAAAGGAAGGCTACACACTAGAGTCTTCAGACCTTACACTTCTTAACGATCAATTTGTATGTATTAGAGGATTTGTCAAAGACAAAGACGGCAAAGTAGTTGCTGACGGAATAGCATTTAAGAAATTAAGTGAGCCTTTTTCCGTACAGAAGTGTCAGAGTGGTGCGTTGAATAGAGCATTATTTATTTTCGGAATTGTGGATACAGGAGAGGATACAATAATGGATGAAAACGAGGCTGAAGAACTACAAAGGACAGTCAACACAAGTGTAGATCAAGCGTATCAAAATATGTTAGACTATATAAGTACAGATTATAAGACTGTTGAAGGTAAAATTCCACAGTACGAGAAGATGTTATCAACAGGTCAAATTGCTACATTAAGAAAAAAGATTAATGAGGCAAAGGCTTTGAAATCACAGAACATAGTAATTAACAAATAAAACTTAGGGAAGGATACAAACCAACGTATTTTAAGAAGGCATCTAAAACCCTCTCCTTCCCTTATTTTTAAATATGAAAAAAATACCAACAAAAGGATTAACCTACGAAGAATGGGTAGAGTTAAGATTAAAATTAGTTTATGAAGGAAAAATAGGTGGATCAGATGCTTCTACCATATTAGGACTTAATCCCTGGACATCTAAAATCACAAGATGGAATCAATCATTAGGCTTATCAAATATAAAAAACATAGACAACGAAGTGATGTTTCATGGTAGACTCCTGGAAGACTATGTTGCAAAATTATGGAAGTATTGGACAGGAGATCCGATAGCCATGATCAATAACTTTCAACAAAATGCCCCATTAAGAAATTGTATTAGAAGAAATTTTATCTTTATTAATGAAAAGTATCCTTGGATATTTGCAAATATTGATAGACAGATAACAGAACATGACACTAGGGAAGGTCTAGGCATTTTGGAAGTGAAGACCATCTCTAGTTTCAATTCTGATAAATGGGACGGAGGTATACCCCCATATTATATAGTGCAATGTCAACTATATATGTTGGTATTAGAATATTCTTACTGTGATATTGCTTTCCTGGTTGACGGAAGACACATGAACGTATTTACAGTAGAGGCAAATGAAGATATACAAAACACAATACTCCAGGAGTCAAAAGATTTTTATGATTCTATCCAGGAGGCAAAGAAAATATTAAATACTTTACCAGGTAACATAGACGAAGAAGAAAAATACAATCATGTATCTCATTTAGAGCCAAGTCTTGAGGATGAATACAAAGTTGACCTGGACAGTTTTCTATCAGAAAAACACAAAGCAATGAAAAGTAGAGTTAAGATAGAGGGTAATGAAGAATTAGAAAACTTGACAAAAATATATTGTGAACACAGAGACGGAGAGAAAAAATTAAAGTTAGCAAAACAAAAGACAGCACAAGATATAAAGTCATTGATGATAAAGAGAGGTGCAGAAGAAATTGATTTTGGATCTAAAGGTAAAATAGTTTGGGGAAAAACTTTTAACGTAAGATACCAGGATGTTGTTGTTGAGAATTTAAATTTTTAAAATGGAATTAAGAGATATAAGATACGTTATTTGTTCAAACATGGCTGTTAAAAACATACATACTTTAGATGTGAATCAAACAATAGAAGGTAATTCATACTTTGGTGTTTGCATATTTATAGGTATAGCAAAAATGTTTGGATTTGAGGATGAAGAAGTGGAGGAATTTATAAGTATAGATTCTGATGAAAGAATATTTATGGAGAATAAATTTTTAAGATACTTAAAAGATTATTTTGACAATGAGCCAAATGCTAATACAACTTCAAAAAGATTCTATACTAAAGTTAATTTAATACTAAACGGAATCAAGTTAAATCATAATAAGATGGTTTCACTTGCAGACATAATTAAAGATAATATTAGATGAATATAGAGGTATCAGGTAAGGTTAGATTTATATCTAGCAAAGAAGAAGTATTAGGAGAAAAAGAAAAACATTTCTTTAAGATTATTGTTATTGAGACTCTTCAAGATTCTTACATAGCAATTCATGTATGGGATGATAAATTAAAAAAGATCAAAGGTCTTAAGTTAAATTCTATTGTAGAGTTTGAGTGTAGACTTGAGTCTCATAAAAACAGAAAGAGAAAAGATTTATGGTTTCACAAATTATTATTACAATAGACGCAACAGAAAACAACTTACGTAAAATTAAACTCCTTAATAAAATGTTGAGGAATGTTAAAAGAGAAATAGAGTGGTCTATGAATGAAACTGAGGCTGACTCCTGGGGAGAAGTATATGACGCATTGGTTACTAAATTAAAAACTTTATATGATTAGATCAACAACTATAGTTTGGAGTGTATTGAATAAGTACGACATAACCCCCATTGACTTTTGTGTAGGAGATTTTATTTATAAGTACACAACCAGGGAAGGATACTGTACAAACTCACTATCAAACATAGCAGATGAAATAAAAATGTCAACAAGATCAATAACAACAAGTGTATCTAAACTAGTTAACAAAGGTTTTATAGAAAATGTTGGATCTAAAAACTCTCCTAAGTACAGAGGCACACCTCTTTGGTTTGATTTAGTAGTTACTGATCTAGGAGGAGAAGTAAACAAAGAAGATTATAAAAAAATATGTGAAGATGTTATTAACTATATTAATAATAAGTTTCAAAAAAATTATACACCTGAAACTTACTACGATAATTTTAGAAAGATTACAAATAAAACTTTCAATGGTAAAAAAATAAGTGGAGAACTTATGGTCAATGTGTTTATAGATTGTAAGAAGTCCTGGGGAGAAAAATATCAATCATCAGTTACTCCTGCTACAATATTTGGAAACAAGTTTATGACTAAATACTTAATTAAGTATCACGAGAAAAAGGTAAATGAAAAAACTTATAGTAGTGATAGAAGAAACCTTGCAAGAATATGACATATACAAGTAAATTATTAGAACAAGGTATACAATTCAAAGAGCCGTCAAATCTTGACGAGCCAGTAAAAGCGTGTTGTCCCTGGTGTAGTCATACCAGGAGAAAAAACAAGAAAGAAAAGTGTCTGAGGGTATGGGTAAAGGTAGGAACTTATTACTGTCATCATTGTGGCATTAGTGGTAGTGTCGCAGAGAATAAAACGGAATATGAACTACCAAAATCTTCATCAACACCCCTGTCAGAAAAAGTTTTATCTTTTTTCCAGGAGAGAGGAATATCACAATCTTCCCTGGAGTGTTACGGAGTTACAGAAGGAAAGGAATATATGCCACAAGTACAGGCAGAAAGAAATGTAATTCAATTTAATTACTTGAAAGATGGTCTCAAAGTAAATATAAAATATAGAGACGCACAAAAGAACTTCAAATTACACAAAGGATCTGAATTAGTTATCTATGGTTTAGATATAATTAAAAATTCAGACTGGTGTATTATTACTGAAGGAGAGTTAGATGCTCTTGCTTTCTACGAGGCAGGACATCAACTTGATAAATTAATGTTTGCCTGTAGTGTACCTAATGGTGCAAGTGTAGGTAATCAAAATTTGACGTATTTGGATAACTGCATAGATTATTTTGAAAATAAAAAACAAATCTACATCGCAGTTGACTCGGATGCTCCTGGACTGAAACTTAGGGATGAGTTATGTAGACGACTTGGTAAGGATAGAATTTGGTTAGTTGACTATCCTAGCGATTGTAAAGATGCCAACGATGTCTTAATGAAACATGGTGCTGAGAATTTAGTTAGTTGTTACGAAAACGCAAAGCCATATCCATTAGAGGGTATTAGTAAGGCAGGCGATGTAAGAAAAGAGGTACATAATATGTACAACTTTGGTATGCCTAGAGGAGATATGCTTGGTTTTCAAGGTTTTGATAAGTTGTTGACGTTCAGGAAGTCTGAGTTTCATTTGATTACAGGAGTACCAGGACATGGTAAGTCTTCTTTTGTAGATCAAATTATGGTTATCCTTGCCAAAAGAGGATGGAAGTTTGGTATATTCTCAGCAGAGAAACAACCTATAAAGGTTCATGTATCAGAACTTATAGAAAAATTACTAGGTAAAAAGTTTGGTAGAAAGTTTGACGATCTAAAGGAAGATGAGTTAGATCCTGCTATTGACTTTATAAACAAACATTTCTTCTTTATTAATCTCCAGGACAATGACTTATCAGTAGAAGGATTACTTAATAAAGGTAAAGAGTTAGTTAGAAAAGAAGGTATATCAGGATTAATTATTGATAACTGGGCTTTTGTTGAACATAAAGTACCAAGAGGTTTATCTGAACATCAGTTTACTGGACAAGAACTTTCAAAGATTAAAATATTTAAAGAGGCATACGACTGTGCAGTATTCCTGGTAGCACACCCACAAAAATTGAAGAAAGATAATGAGGGTAAGGTAGAGGTAGCGTCAGGATATAGCATTAGTGGATCTTCACATTTCTTTAATAAGATTGACAATGGTCTCACGATATACAGAAATTTTGAAAAGAATACTGTAGAGGCTCATGTTTGGAAAGTTAGATGGAGATTTACAGGACAAGTAGGTATGCAAGAATTTAAATATGATTTAGATACAACTTGTTACACAGAATTAAGTGAAACAGAAAGTGAGACACATGAGACACAAAAAGTTAAATTCAGAGGACAATAAAGAGATGGTATTACACAAAGTAGTTTGGAAAAAGAACAAATACGGCTCTCTAGTAGGAAAAAGCGAACCTTATGAGACAGGTTTTGACCTGGTGAGACGTGCTTATATTAAAGAAATAGTACCTGAACAAGAGTTTTATTATTTAAGACCTAACGGAGAAGGTAATAATTATTACTTATTACATAAAGGTTTCTCCAGGAAGGTAGATTACAACGAGATAAAATCCCTGGTAAAAGCAGGATGTGTTTATGTTAAAAAAGGATTTAGTATTTATGGGCAATAATAGAAGAAAGGGACATAACTATGAGAGAGAACTCAGAAAAGAGTTTGTAGAACTAGGTTTTACAGAATGTGTAACCTCCAGGTTTGGATCAAAGATGATGGATGATAGAGGTATAGACTTAATTAACACAGGTGTCATCAAAGTCCAGGCGAAGAGTACCATAAATTTAAACAGTAGAAAAGTTTTAGATAAAATGCAGGTAGAAAAAACAGATATACCTGTCGTTTTTCACAAATTGCCCAGGGGAAATCAATATTGTACCTTGTATAAAGAGGACTTCATGGAATTATTAGAAATGTTAATAGCAAATAAAATTATAAAAACAGATGGATAAATTACATATACTACTAAGAATACCAGAGGTTAATAGACTCCTGGAAGAAAACAATAACCAGGTCTCAAGTATTGTAGGTAAAAATAATACAGAAGAAGAGTTAAAGCGTTTGTCAGAATTAGATGACAAACTCACAAAAGAAATTGATTATGTTAATTTAATAGTCAAAGAAGTGCTACAACACATGAAAGATAAAGGGTGTAATGTGGCAAAAAAGTTAGTTTAATTTTAAATATATATATATTATGAGCAATTCAGTAGAATTAGTTGGTCGTGTCAAGAGCATTGGCGACAGACAGACCATTCAAAGTCGTAATGGCGACCTTGAAAAAAGAATGATGATCCTAGTATTAGGAGATGATTACCCAGTAGACTACCCAGTAGAAGTGATTGGTCAGAAGGTTGACCTTTTTGACAACTACAAAGTAAATGATGAAGTCAAGGTTGGTGTTAATCTTAGATCTTACACAGATAAAAATGGAGAACTAAGAACAGCAAACTGCACAGCATGGAGAATAACGTATGCTAACGGCAACGTAGCAAACACTAAAACTCATGAAGAGAAGGTAGAAAGTTTTGTTAACCAGGAAAACCCTGACTTAGCATTTTAATTTATTTGCCTGAACGTTCACTCTTGAAGGAGTTATAAGAATTAGTAGGGCATATTAAAACTGAAATTATGGAAAACTATAGACAATACAGATCAAACCAGGGGAGAAACCCTGAAAAAGAAAAGAGTTCATACTTTGCTATTAAATGGGCATTTATAGGACTAGTTATAGCATCAATAATATTATTTTTTGTAAATGGAAACAACAGTTGATAAAATAAGAAGAGTAGGTAAAAGAGTTATAGAGATGTTGGTTGAGAAAAACCAGGCATACGGAGATAGTGCTACGTCTCCTGTTAATATATTTAGTAAAGGCAACGCAGTAGATAGTCTGTGTGCTAGGATAGATGATAAACTCTCCAGGATAAAAAACAATGAAACAATAACTCCTGACGTAGAAGATACTGTAGAGGATCTTGTTGGTTATCTTATACTATTACTAATAGCAAGAGAGGACGATGGCATAATAGAAATTAATTTACCTGACGAGCCTGTAGATGTTACTGACGGCAAGACCTGGGAAACAACTACTACTTAAGATCCACATCCTATACAATCTATAGAAGAATCACTTGGCTTTACGCCATTAATCTTCATTTTAAGATTGTGTATTTTATCTTGTATATCTAAAGATTCAGTCCAGGACTTTCCTTCTTTCTCACGTTCAAGGACAGAGATTTCCTCCAGGTAAACCTGTTTTTGTTCTTCACTCATGTTCGTAATTTTATTTTTTTATTTTTTCAATAGAAGAGATACCAAAGCAACCTAACGTAACCCATACAAAAGAGTTGTAAACTACTTCGTTAATTATAAGGTCTTTGTCTGCTATAAGACTAGTCATTAAATCTGCTACAGCAAAACAAACCATTACCACAAATGAAATAAAACCAACTAAGTTTTTTTCATTAATATCGTTTTTATCTTTAAATAGTGCCCACATAACTAATTATTTTTATTTCTCATTTGTTTACCCTTTTCGTATGACCTGCCTCCGAAATAACTTGCCACGGTTGTCATGAGCAAAAGTTGAAGTAAATCCACCCATTTGTCATCCACGTTGAACTTTATAGATCCAGAGTCTACGAAAACCATAATAGTTGTTGATACAATTAAAAATATAAGAACCAGAGGACGTACTGATCTGGTTAACCAATTACCATGTTCCAGGTCTGCTTTCCATCTGTCAGTTACATTCTTCTGCATTGACGCTTCAGCATCTATAAATATCTGAGTCATTTGTTTTTCAAACTCAGCCTTTTCGTCTTTTGTTCTTATGAACCTATCGGCTACGCCTGCTAGTTTATCTACTACACTACCCCCTGCGTTACCAAATAATTTTCCTAATATTTTACTCATAATTAATTATTCCCCCTGGGATTTTTTACGGCTGGATTTGGAGGAGTCCCCCCACCTCTTGACGATCCACCCTGTGATGATCCCCCTGGATTATTTTGATTGATTGAATTATTGCTTTTGTTATTTATACTTTTACCTGAACCATTACTCCAGTATATAGGATGGTAATAAGGATCTGCCCAATTATTATATCTTCCTGGATAAGGTCTGTAATAATCATATCCGACAACGTTGTAAATCACTTGTGGTTTGATCTGACTGATAGGTATTTTAACAGTATCACCTTCTGACGTAACAGTTAACACATGAGTTATGTGTACCTTGTTACTCCCTGTGTACAAACTAGATGAGCACCCTGTCAACAACAAAATAAATAATAATCTTAATACCATCTTAACGTTATCTTTATAACTAACAGATAAAGATTTAACTCATGCCAATCTTCATCTTCAAATTGTTTTATTCTATCTTCTTTACTAAAGTAAGTAAAGCCACACAACACCCCATCACCCATCAACTGAATGTGTATCATGCTAAACATATTTTTCTGCTATTTCCTTATATTCTGACGTTGCGTCAAAACTAGGACAAAACTTTTCTGAAAAATCTCTATGTCCGTAAACTTTAGAACCTGGAAACTTAGCACATAAAAACCCTATCAAGTAAATTAAACTATCCTTTTGTGCTTCAGTCCTGGTGTCTTTACCATTCATATCTTTGTCACACCCCCCAACGTAGGTCAGGCCGATGCTGTTTTTATTATGTCCTTTACAATGTGCTCCAGAAATATGTTCTGGTCTTCCTTCGTGTATTGATCCATCTAAACCAATTACCCAATGATAACCGATTTGTGACCACCCTCTTTCCTTGTGCCAGGAATCTATTTCTTCAACTGATACTTCTCTACCTTCAGGAGTAGCAGTACAATGCACAATTATTTTATCTATGTCTCTCATTATTACCAGTCTTGTTTAAAAAATTTATGTATTATAAAAAACATTATATACATGGCTAATATAAGTGTTATAACTTTTATCATTTACAAAATTTTGTAGCCTCTTTTAATTATAAAATGAATCTAAAAATATTCCGTAAGCCTCATCGTTTGATGCTCTTTTTATACCTCTGTAAAACTCTTGTAGATCCATAGGTTGCATCTGTTTCATGTCAGAGTAATATTCTTTTAAGTTTCTTCCTAATACTTTTCCTGATATTTTTAAATACTCATTGTATTCTTTGTCTGTCATCCTTCTTGATGTTCCAGACTCCATATCATAAACGTTTCTGTTACCTGGTCTTGTAGTGAATATACCATTGTCCGTTAAAAGTTTTGTTACAGGATCACTATCTCTGCCATCAAAATCTAGTTTAAAAGGAACAAACTTTTCTATTTGACTTGGTATTACAGGTACACCTTTCTCATCATATAGATCATCATAAGATCCATTACCAAAAATAATTCCATTAAACCATGGGTTATCTCTCATAACTTTATTCATAAAACCATACTTTCCTGTCTTTGTATCTGTAATAGGTATGCCTTGTATCTCCTGGTAAGTTCTAATCATTTGTCTATGTAAATTAGAAATCTGCATACCAGCAAATGTTTTTTCAAACTTCTGACCTAAACCTACAAAAGGCTCACTTAGTGTTTTACCTAAATCATCAAAGCCTTGTAACCAGGACTGTTCAAAAACAGAGTTTCCAATTCCAAATGCAATATCTCTGTATCTTTCCATTTGATCTTCACTTGGCGTTTCATACCTACCATAGTCATTCATTTCGCCAACGGCTGAAATCATAAAGAACAAAGGATTATCTATGTAAGAAATGCTAGTGTCTCCAAACTTAATAGTGTAAGGTCTCCACCCAGCCTTTTCTAGTTCTAATCTTTTCTTATAATCTTTTGGGCCACCCCCAGTAATTTCTAGTTTTTCCTCATCGTCATCACCCATTTGTGTAAGTGCGTATAGCCCCATTGTTGCCATCATACCACTTGCTGATTTAACAAACAAATGACTTCTTTGTTCTGGAGTCAATCCTCTAAAATCTTTTTTACCTGCAATATCCCCTAATCCAAAAGCAGAGCCTTTTCTCATTGCCCTGACAGCACCGACAGGTGTCCAATCTATAAATCTATTTAACACATTTGTCAATACTCTTGCAAAAGGTATGAATGTAGTCATAACTGATCCTATGACTGGTTGGTTTCTTAACTTAACCACTTCGTCATATAACACTTTTAATGATCCTTCAGGCTCATAGTTAAATGTAACTCTACTTGCAAAATCTTGTGAGTCCTCTACTATACTTTCATCCCTTCTTTGATCTAAAATTTCATGTACCCTTACTTTATATTGTAAAGATCCTTCTTCAAAGCCTTCTTGTTTTGCTTGAGCCTTTGCTGTGCTTATGTAGTCCTGGGAAGGATATAGTATATTGTCTGCTTTTTCTAAGTCTTGTGGAGTTACCTTATCGCCTTTTTTAGATCTTTGTGCTAATGCGTAAGCCCTCATATCTTTACCAGCATGGTAAAATAAAACATCACCAGCAACCATAATTCTGTTTATGTATTTATAAAAGTTTGGTGCTATTGCTATTCCAGGAACTAACCCTGCTAATTTTGTGTTTAATACCCTACCTATAACATTATTATTAGTCCATCTAAACCATTCTAAAGTAGTAGGAGTATCAAATTTATCTCCTATTTGACTCTTAACACCTGTTTTGAAAACGTTTCTTGCGTTCAACATTCCTTTTCCAAACCCTTTTAACATACCCCTAAATGATTGATACATAGTCTTTGGATCAGTAAGTGCAGAAATATATAACTCACTCACGATTGACATCATGTTAGCAGTTATGTTTCTTATAGGAGTTGTAATACCTGATAGTATAGATGAATAGAAAAACGCTTTAAATATATCTTCACCTTTCTGTAGTTTAGTTCCTTTAGCAAACTTAATTTTATCTATATAAGAATATAGTTCGTAATTTGCATTTGCTTTTGGCAAACCATCAGGTGCTTCGTTGACTTTCTTTTTAAGTTCCTTAATTTTACTTGCCTCTTCTGGTGTTAATTCAGAACCCTCTTTAAAGTTCTTGTTGTTTTTTATTTGATTCTCTACTTGTCTAACAAATCTCTCTGGATTTAATTTATCTAAAAGACTAAACGCCTGGATAAATCTACCTGCTCTAGTTCCTTCCTGGGCAACCTTACCTATTGCGTCAGCAAGTGCTAACTCTAAATCTTTTGCTTGCTCAATTTCACCTTCTCCTTTTAATCTTTCTATTTCTTGCTCTGTAGATTGTACTACTTTATTTAATAAGGTCACCCTCACTTCAGGCTGTAACCATAAAGGGTTTTCATTTATTAAGTGCATAACATCTACTGCACCCATCTCAGATATGATTGCATCTGCTTCTGACTCTGTTATTATGTTAGACTTTGGTACATATTTTTTACCTTCTTCAGAAACACTTTTCTTTGTATCATTTCTTAATGACTCTTTCAACCTACCATAGTAGGTTCTTTCTTTAGGTTTTGTGTTTTCAACAGGTCTTTGACCTTCATACATCTTTCTAACTTCAGCAACAGGTATTCCAAATCTATCTGATACATACTTAATTATTTTTGACCTGGTAAGTTTACCACTTTGTTTTAAGTTTTGTACACCATCATATATTTTTCCTAAAGATAAATTACTTGGTAAATCAAACTCTATATCAAATGGTAGTTCAACATTTTCATCAGGTTCTATATTTTGTTCTGTTTCTGCTTTGCTTTTATTTATAATAGATTCTACATTAGACTTTGTAGGTCTTAGTCCAGTAGCGTCTGTAAACTCTGACTCTAATTCTTTTGCTCTATCTGATTTCACAGGTAGCCTGTTACTAGGATATTCTAACATAATATCTGCTAAATACTCTGGATCAATCTGACCTAACTTTGTGTCTCCGTAAATAATACTCTCTAACTCCTGGGCAACTTCATCTAAAGTTCTACCATCTTTACTAAACCAACCCCTTGCTAAACCACCAGTAATACTATTAGGATCATTAAATTCTTCAAAACTGCTTCTTTTTATTCTATATGCTCCTACAAAATTAATTACAGCAGGATCAAATTTGTCATCTAAATTTTGACCTAATTCTTCTTTAAGTTCTTTAGCAAGAGAAACTTGTAAAGCGTCAAACTCTGTTTGATTTATATATTCTTTTTCATACTTTCTTAAAGTGCTTGGACTTACTGGGTTGCCTGTTTCTTTATTTATAAAAACAATAGTGCCATCTTTTGTTCTACCGACTTTGATGCTTTTGTTTTTAAGATCCATCTTAACTGATCCTAAAACATCTACCTCTTGTCCTGTTGCAATTTCTTGAGCAGCGATACTTGTAAAGTCTTCTAGTGTTAATTCATCTAGAGTTTTATTTTTAAGGTCTAAACCAAAAATATCAGCCATGAATTGTTTTACCTGATCTACCCATTTGTCCCAAGCAGTTTGTTGCTCCTGGTTTTCAAATATTTCAGATCCCTTTCTACCTATAGCAATGGCTAGTGCCTCATCTATAATTCTTTCTTCATTTACATCTTCAGGTTTTCTTGTTGACTCTACTGTACTCTTAGCCTCGTTATAAATTTCTGTGTCTTTAATTAGATTTACACCTGTACTCCATAGTTCTGGTCTATCTTTTTTAACTTTTCTATTCCAATGATGTCCAAACTCATGAAATAAAGTTGCCTTATCAAATGTTTCTGGATTTATAACTATTCTTTTTCCATCTTCATAAACTCCCTTAACTCTTCTTGCAGTTTGTTGATCTGTTTTAGTTCTTGCTAATTCCTCTGCTAACTCTTTATCTACAACAACCTCTATATCAGGGTTTGCTGTTTCAAGTTTAGATTTCATGTCAGCAAAATAATCTGATTCTGCTAAAGGTGTATCTTCTTGTGGTTGTGGCTGTACGTCAGGTTTTTCAGATTCTTCTAAAGGAAATATACTTTCTGCCGTAGAAACTTCTTCGTCACTTATAACCTCATCTTCAACTACTTCTTCAGTAACTGGTTTATTAGGTTTTATTTCATCGTTTACTACCTCTTCCAGGATTGTATTCTTTGCTGACATTTCTAATAACTGATCATTAACTTTTGCCAACTCTTCCTGGACAGATTGTATACCAAAGGTTTCACTCATTTGTTCTAATGATTGTTTTTTCCATTGTAAACCTAACATTTCTAAAACAATATGATCATCTACTTTTTTACCCTGGTTCATTGCATCTATCTGTGCAAAT